TGCTGCACTTTCGGCTGTCAGTTTTTCATTCGTGACATAGTTACTTTCGATTTTCCCGACAGTCTGTGTCATGACGGTCATTTTGTTCGCCTGTTCAAGCTGCATTTCCGTAAGGCTTTTGAAGTTGTCACCGACTTCGATTGATGTCGAATGTTCGTTTACAACGTCAATATTTTTCTTGATAATTCTGACTGTATCACTGATATTCAGCAGCCGATTTTCTATCGGATGCGAATTGCACACGTCAAAATCATCAATATCAATTCCAAGCAAGGACAAGTCAAGAGCTGTTATGGAATACTTGACAAGCATCCTGTTATTTTCTGCAAGGTACGCTTTGCCTTTCTGCATCAGGTTGTAAGCATCGGTGACATCATCAAAATTGACCGTTCCGACTATGATTCCGAAGGCTGCTTCTGCTTCTTCGTCAACGATATATTTCAGACCGCCGTTCACGCTTGAAATATCAAGCCTTTCTTCCGTCTGGACTGCCTGTGTCGTTTCATTCCCGTCATCATCTGTCGTGGTCTGTTCGACTGTCAGCTTTGTTCCGTAGGGTTCAAGGCGTGTAATATATGCCGTGCTGTTCTTTTCCCTTGTTATTTTCTTCATGTTGTGGGAAAGTGCGATTTTTGTTGACCTCTTTTCACCGATTTCCGTCAGATAGTCAATGTAATTCACACCGTTCACAACACGCAGACGGATTTCACCGCCTAACTTCCCGATAAGTTTTTCTTGTATCGTTTTCCACGTCGTTTCCCTCTGGATGCCGATATACAGATTATCATTCGGATCAATGACCGTGACTTCTCCGACCGTGAATCGCTTGTATTCTTCAACTTTCGAATTATGTACAGTGACAATATGCTGAATCAGTTCATTCACAGTCCAGTTTCTTTCTGCGATATAATCCTGAATGCTATCGCAAAAGAATCCGAGGAAGCTTTCACACGTTACGTCTTTTGTAATCATGCCGTTTTCTTCCATTGTGTCATCTGCATATAGCACACGCCCGAAGAATTCATATCGGTTGCGGTTGGCGTTGAATACAGAAACAAGCGTTTTTCGGTCGTTTATCAGGTCAAACCCACGATTTGAAGAAAACATGGAAAAAGAAAAGGAATCAATTGAATTGATTCCTTTTACAACGTTTCCAGTTTTCAGTTTATCGCTTCGCCCGTGTATGGTTGATTCCCTTTCGCCGTTGTGAATTTTTACAATATACATAATTACATCACCTCAGCTCTGAAAGATATCTTTATTGTGCTGTTTTCCGTTCCGTTGTTTTTTACCCTCAGAACGTTGTCACCGGGCTTCAGTTCAAATGCTTCGTCGTACATTTCACCTTTCGGGATTGAGTAAGAAAAATTATCCTTTTCGATATTTGCCGGAGCTGTCGCAGTAATTGTCGGAATTATTTTGTGTGCTGATTCGTTTATCAGCGTTGCTTCTCTTGTTTCGCCTGCTGCTGCTGTGATTGTGTATACAGTTTCGATATTTGCTATCATGTAGGGATATGCCGTGAATTTGACTGTTATCGTTGACTTTTCGATTTCCGAATCATCAATGCTGATATCGTCATAGGTTGCCTTGAAGTGATAGCCGTGTATAAATGGGTCATGCAGTTCTGCTTCCTTGACGAACATAATCCATTTCAGAAATTTTCTTTTCTTCTCTTCAAGTTCTTCCGGAGTATCAGCAATGATTTCAAAAACATATTCAAGCTGAGTTTCTTCCCAGTACGCTTCGCCGTTGATGTCCGTGAAATCATATGTCGCATTTGAATAAGGGACAGTATCTTTGATTGTTTTCTTTTTGGGTTTTGATATGCTTCGTTCTTTCATTGATGCTTCGTAATCGTCAAGCGAAAATTTGTCATCAATTCTGATCTGGTCTAACAAATGATATCACCCCTTATTCATCCAGTACCGCTATTATGTTACATACATAGTACCGCCTGCCGTTTATGGTACATTCCCCACGATAGGCAGTTGTCGGCTGATACGCTGTAAATAGATATACATTGTCAAGCACACACTGTGAAGCGTGGAAAAAGAATGGTGTAAGAACAGACACCTTACATCCACCTGCAATATACCCGATTGCTTGCCATGCTTCGTCACCAGACAGCACATCTTTTGAGCCTATATACGTATAGTTGATATTGTCAGCCGTGCTGTTGATTGCAGGTACTTTCAGAACCGACATCACGGGTTCACGCAGTCCCGTATACTGATTTGTGGCATATGATACAATAACTGTGGTTGTATTTTCAGATGGTTCGATTTCACCCTGATAAAATTGCATCAGTAGTGCGGAATTTGTGCGTATCAAATGCAGCGTGATTTTTGCACCAGCACTAAATGCCAAGCTATATGGTGACGGAATTTGATTTCCGTTCATGACAGGCACTATCATTTCAAAACTTACAATACTACTGGTTGAACTGTATTCCACATTCACACCCGATGTTCCAGCGTTTGTGTTATCCTCAAACCGTAGGTAATATATACCGTTGTAGTTCGGTTTATACCATTCCACATATCCCCAGTCCCACGCATCAGCGATTGCCTGACCTAAAACTTTCGCATCAGTACTTGTGATTGTTTTTACTATTGCCATTTTTACACCCCCATTTATCAAATTTTAGTTTTATTTGCTGAGATAGTTGATAGCAGTAATCAGCCAGTTTACCATTTGTTCCTCATTTGCTTTGAAAATGTCAGCCGAAACTGCTTCGCCTTCGATAAATCCAGCAAAACCTTCTATCAGTATACTTAAAATATTGTTATCGCAAGCCCACGTTCTGAGAATACCGTTGCCTTCGCTACTTGTCATAAAACCAAAAATTGTATTTGGTGCGTTTAAGTTGTAGTCGACGTTGAAATTAGGACTTATTTTAAACACTAACTCGGAAAGAGCGTCTCTAAGCCGATTAAAATATTCGTCACGTCTGTTATTAACGCCATAATACCCAAGCTTTTCCCACGATACAGTATTTGTGGTTGAATTTGTGTGCGAGTCAATCAACAAAACACAGTCGGAATTGTTCAGCACTAAATCACGAATTATTTGTGATTCGGGTTGGTCGAATGGTTCTGCTCCACCATACTGAGACGATTCTGCGTCATCAACCAAAGTCCAATTGGATGAGTAATTTCGATTTATGTTTACACCATTAGCATTTTTGTACTCAAAATTGTCAAAGCCATATGTATTTACAACAGGTACAATTACTAATTCTATGTGATGTCTTAGATATTCCAAAACTGTTGAATCAGACCAATTATTAAGTAGGTCTTTTACAAAATAATAAAGTCCAAAAACATTGCATTTTTCCCAGCCGTGTTGTCCTGCAATAATTACGATTTTTGGAATATTAGTCAATTCATAGCCCCATTTAACAGGCTTAAAATTGTACGCATAAATCGGTTGACCGTCAGATGCATTACCCAGATTTATTTCTGTAACATAGGCTTCTTGTCCAGTTATTAACGCTTTAAATTTCGTAATATAATCTGTATACAGTGTACTATTCGTAAAATTTTCTTCCGGATAAGAATCAACACATCCACGAAAATAGTCCGTTGGAACAATGCCCCAATTTACATGTCGGTAGTAAGGTGTTGTGGGAATTTTGTCAACTTTGCGGTCATCACTTTTTAAAACTAACTTTGTTTCCGCAGGCATCTCCGTATCACCGTCAACGTAATCAAGTGTCATAGTCCTTTGATAAGCTTCGTCTGGTGTATCGCCCTCGACAATCATAGGTTCAAAGGCTTTTAATTTGTCGACCGTGCTTATGTCCTGCAAAGAGTCACTTTCATTTGTGATAGCAAAATGTAACATCATAGCAACAGCGTTTTCGTATTCAATGTTAATTATTTTGTGCGAATGCGCTCCTGTTTGAGGGACAGTCTGCTTGTTGTAAACAACAATTGTACCGTCACGCAACTTCAAATTCATGCGGGTATAGCTAACTCTTGCAGTTTCTCTGCTTCCGTTATACAAGTACGACATTGAGTAGTATTTTCCATATTCAACTGGAATCCAACCTGTAACGGCATTTCCAACCGTAGATGATGTAATACCAGCTACATCATCCTGCAATCTGCTTGAAAATGAAACCTCGCTGATTTTAAAAAGATTATAATTGCCGTTTGAAACCACGGTATCACAACAAGCGTCAATAACCTTTAAAATATCAGTTTTATTTTGTTCCGTAGTCTCTTTGATTTCATTGTTTTTTGTTGCGATTGCATCATCCGTCTGATCTTTAGTATAAACGTCCGTAGCATTTGCCTTGTCTTTACTAATCTTTGCTATACTTTCAGACTGTTGCTGTAATACTGATTCGATTGCAGGAACTTTCCTGACTGCATCTTCGATTTCCTGACCTGACACTTCAAGCTGTACATCTTTTTCATTTGTCGTAGCCATTACTATTCAGCTCCTTCCTTTGTCATAATGTTTTTACCCTGACTATCAATCAGTGCCTTACCGCTATTGTCGAATGCATACTTGTACGGTGTGCGTGTGTTAATATCAGCAAAGCCCGAAAGACCAAATGCACCGCAGAATGTAGGCACGAAATGTCCTGACATAATACCGCCTGCAAGTGATGTCCTTGCTCTCGTTGCATTGAGAACGCCTGTCAGCTTCCTTCGTGGCTTTATTACGCCCGAAATGCGTTGCACTATGCTGATTTTTCCGAATAACTTTTTCTTCATTCAACGCACCCCCAAGATGTGACGTTTTTCTTGACAATGAAATTGCTTGCTTCAATGACGTTGAAAAAGTCATCACCTGACTGGATAGCGACATCATAAAGATACTTGCTGCAATCGCACAAGTCAGTATCTTCAGGGCGAAGCGTTACTGTATATACGCCGTTCAGACTTACGCTGACGGCTTTCACAAAGATATAGCTTTTATCGTTGTAATTTCTCTTTACGCCGAATAACAGCTTTTCGCTTCCCGTGATGTCGTATAATTCGCCCTGTGCATCCGTGACAGTGATTTCAAAAACGTTTGTCGTTCCCCTGATTATTTCAATATCCGTCTGCATTTTGTCACCCCTTTTTTAAAAAATATAAAAGGGCTGATTTTCTCAGCCCTTAATCAAGAACAAGCCCACGTTCAATGAACGTGCTTCTCATTCCGTTCACTCTGTCACCGTCGCTTGCTGTAACTTGCATCAGCTTTCTGCCGTTGATTCCTACTTCAACGGGACGGCTTGCAAGTTCGATGATTGCATCCGCTAACGACTGGAAATTCACGACAGATACAGTCTTTTCAACTGCATTTGCGATAAATCCTTCAAGCTTTTCAATCGGAAGGATAGCTTCGGGACCTGCTTCACCGCCGCCCATGAGGTTATTTCCGTTCATACCGAAAATTGTCGGCTTTGTCATGATACCGCCTTCTCTGTACCACTCGACAGAGAACTTCGGAAGCGAACCTTTTCCGGCGATTCCATAAGGAGCTTTACCGCCTGAGACTTTGACGTGCGGCAACTTCAGCTCTGGGAGCTTCCATTCAAAGTTGAAAATACCCTTGATTTTATCAACGATGCCCGAAACGGTACTTTTTGCAGTTTCAACAGGGTTTATAATCGCATTTTTAATGCCGTTCCAGACTGATACAGCCGTGTTTTTTATGCCGTTGAATACACTTGATACTGTGTTTCGGATGCCGTTTACAACGTTTGAAACGCCTGATTTTATGCCGTTCCATACGCTTGTTGTTGTGTTTTTAATGCCGTTCCAGATTGACGTAATAGTATTTTTGATTGCGTTAAAAACAGTTGATGCGGTGTTTTTAATTCCGTTTACTGTTGATGTAAAGAAATTTTTGATGCCGTTCCAGACTGTTTCATAAACCGCTTTAACAGCGTTGAGGTAAGCTTCTACCCCTGATTTGATAGCGTTCCACGCAGCCGAAGCAACGTTTTTCAGTGCGTTTGTTGCAGTTGTGAAAAAACTCTTGATTCCGTTCCATATGCTTTCAAAAAAGTTCTTGATACCGTTCCACGCCGTCTGAAATGCTGTGGAAATTGCGTTCATGACAGTTGACATCAGATTTTTTACAAAATTAATGCCCGTTGATACAACGTTTTTGATTGCGTTCCATGCTGTGGATATCGCTGATTTGATAGCGTTCCAGACTTCGGCTGTTTTTTTCTTGATTGTGTCCCAGTTTTTTGCAAGTACAACGACAATCGCTACAACAGCCGCTATTCCGGCAACTATGCCGATGCATATTGCCGCAGGGATAAGCATTGCAGAGTTAGCCGCCCACTGTGCGACGGTATAAATGCCCCACGCTGCCGCAAGACCGCCTAAACCGACAGCCAGAACGCCGACAGCCGCAGCAATAGCCTTGATTGTTGTCGGATGTTCCTTCGCCCATTCAATTGCAGATAATGCCGCACCGCTTATCTTTTCGATTGCAGGTGCAAGCTCTGTGAGTAAAGCTGTCTTGACTTCTGTGACAGCCGTTGTCACCGGTTCGATACTTGCAGCAAGCTCATTTTCAGCAAGGATATTTTCAGCAGTTGCCGCCTTTGCTTCCATTTGTGCAGCCGATGTGTCCCGGTATGTTTCAGCAGCATCACCGTAAAGGCTTTTCAGCGTTTCTGTGATTAACTGTTGACGTTCCTGTTCGGTCGTACATTCTGCAAGTGCCTTGTTAAATCCGTCCTCAGCCGTTTCGCCTTCCTCGATGTATTTCGAGAACATCTTCTGTGCTTCGCTCGACCAGTTCAGAGCATCAGCAAGACCGCCTGTGACCTTTCCCGTTCTTGCTGTTTCCATTGATGCTTCAGCAAGTCCCTCAACGGGGAGCGAATCTTGATAAGTTCCCCATACACCCGTTGTAATTGTCACCCAGTCATTCAAATCATCCTGATCCTTTGACATTTTGGCGATAAGGTTTGATGCTTCAACGGCTCTGTCATCTTCTCCGAATACGGTGTATAAGTCTTTCCACGTCTGCGTTGCTGTTTCCGTGCTGAAGCCCACATTATCAAAAGAAGTTTCAAGCGTTGAAAAATCCTGTCTGAGTTCTGCTGTCTGTGCCGGAAGGTCTGCAAGATATCCGGTGAATTCAGAAATTTTGCCGATAGCGCCCTGAATCGCATTTGAAGCAAGGTCTGCGACAACGCCCTTCATTATCGTGAAGCCGTCCCCGGCGCTTTTTGCGCTTTCCTCAGCTTCTTCAAATGACCTGTCAAGCTCATTTGCTTTGTTCGCAGCGTTTGACAGTTTATCTTCGTTCTGTCTCAGCTCATCCGAAAGCTCACCGATTGCACTTTCAAAACTCCGGGCTTCGTCAGATGCTTCGCCGTATTCAATAACGGCGTTCTGGTATTCCTGTTTCAGTCGTGACAGTTCGGTTTTCTGATCTCCGATTTCGTCAGTCAGCTTTTCAAGAGCGTTTCTGTTGTCCTGAGTTTCAGCAGTATGATTTGACATTGCGGCTTCACACTGCTGAATAGACTGCTTGATTTTTTCTTCAGCGATTCGGGCATTTATGAGCTGAGTTTCAAGCTTTTTCGCTTCTTCGGAATTATCGCCAAATATTTCTTTCGCTTTATCAAGTTTCTGCGACAGTGCTTCGGTCTTATCCTGTGAGACTGCAAGCTGATCAGATAAGTTTTGATGCTTTTTTTCAAGCCCTTCGGCGGTTTCTCCCGTCGTTTTCATCTGCTCTGCATTCAGCCGCATTTCGGCTCTCAGCTTCGACATTTCGTCGTTTGATTCTTTGATTGCCTTGTTGAATTCACCCGTCGCAGCCGTAAACGTGATTTTTGCTTCGTTATTTTTCTTTGCCATTTATTCACCCCCTCTTTTTCGGTTTCCGTCTTTCTCTTTCACGGTCGATGACGTAATTCAACCACCCGTCATAGGCGGTCTTGTTTTCAACCACGCCAAGCAAAAAAGAATAATCGGCATACCAGAAAATGCTTTCAGGGATTTCAAGGATTAAGACATAATACGTGTAGTAATCCTCGACATCTTGTAATTCAAATTTCGGCGGTTTTATTTTCGGTTCTCGCTTCCGTGTTTTCCGCATAAACGGTTCACGGAAGCCCGTTAGTTTTTTGCTGTTGTCAATGCCCTTGCAGCCTTTCCGATTGCTTCACGGTCACAGCCGCACTTGATGATAAATTCTTCTTCGGTCATGAGATTTTCTTCTTTGTGATTTGCGCACACATACGCCACATAAAGCAGCGTGATTGTGTCAAGCTCGTCTGCCTTGTTTGTGCCGATAACATTCATAGCGGTGTTATAACGGCTGTACAGCACCTTGTCACGGCTTTTAAGCTGTAACAGTGCATAAAATGTCAGTGTCATTTTAGCGGTCGTACCGTCTGCAAATGTAAATTCATACGTTGTATTGAGTTTCGGTGTTTCCATTTATTTTTCACTCCTTATAGAAAAAAGG